AGAAGAATTCTCGTTCTACCGGATCGCTCGGGATTCTCATGGTGTTAGTGCCAAGTTCTCATGGTCAGCAATGTAACTTGCGGCCTTTGGTCCCGTCAAATTACCAGTGTCTTTAGGGTTAACGCCGACGGATTCACCGCGCACGGATTTTGCAACTTGTCCGGCAAGTGCTGCTTGCATATTGATGTTCTGGAAGTTGCCACCCCAGATGGCCGCATCGCCTGGGCGAGCCTCTTTGACCTCTGGCTCTTCCGGAATCTGATGTTGATGGTAACCGGCTTGCGTGTCACCAGAGCGGGTGGACTTGATGTCTGACATCTTAAAGTCTTGGGCCAAACCTTTGAGTTGACGGTCAGCCTGTTTGGTTTTATCTGATTTGAGTGCAACTGGTTTTAGAAAAACCATGTTGAGTTCTGCTGTACAAAATTTGATAGGGCATTCTGCTTCGTATGATTCGAAGAGGCCGTGAGACGCGCAAAGATAGTCGTGGAGTACGCTCATGATTTGTCCAAAGTAGGATAAGAGTAATCGTGACGATTACGGGGGCCGATAGATAGTTTGAATCCGTCAGGGGACTTGACGATCCCCATGTGCGAGAAGATAGCAGGTTCTGCGACCTTGCGATAGTCAACAAATTGGGTCTGGTCCTTCCTCCTCATGACGCGCACTCGACCGTCGCGCCAGTTCTGGTAAGCAGCAGATACGCGGCGCTGGGTGATCTCGCTCATAGGAGCGTTTTCGTAGATGAAAACGTCTGCCAAGAATTCTCTGGAGATTCCGCAGAGGTCAGCAAACTTTTGAATAGAAATACCGCGTTGTTTATCCTTGAGGAATCGTCCGACCAAGAGTTTGAGTTCTTGTTTAGGAATGACGGTATTCAAACTTGTAGCCCTTGTCTTGCAAGAACATCAGGAAGTCTAGTTCGCCAAATACGTTATCACATTCTTCTGCGGTGTGTCGCAAAGCAATAGATTTATGCCCAATTAATTTTCTACTGGGTGCGTGATGACCGACAAGGCGCTCAAGGTCAATATCATCGTGCAGGCCTGGACCCATGTACTCAATCGAGAAGTGTTTGGCAATGTTGAGAGGCGCGAATCGCACACCGACAGATTCCAGTTGAGGACGCAGGAGTCCTGAGAGCTGAACATCTTCGTTGATGAACGGCTGTTGGCCGTACAACTTGTGTACAACACCGTGCTTAGAAGGTGCTTCCAAGAACTTGCGGCTACGCAGGGAGAACCCACCGTTTTGGACAACGATGGGGTCTTTCACGTGAATCCACGAGAAGTGAAACATGGCTTGGTCGCCCAAGATGCCCATGTGAGTAGGTGCGCCCACATAGTCGTACTCGTAATACTCGTCTGTAAAGTTAGTCCCGTTGATGACCCAGCCGTCATCTTGCACAACCAAGCAGTACTGAGTCTCGATGTATGAGTGCAGGCAGTACATACAGAACATCGAGTATTGAAAATAATCTAGCGGTGCTGTTTGTTTCCAACCGATATGGTCTGGCAAGGAAGGAGGTCTTTCAAGAGAGATCAGCAGACCCCGGCTTCCGGGCAACTGGGCAAGACTCTCGACAAGACTGGGAATGGCAGCAGCGCCATCGTTGTGGCCGTAGACTGCGACAACGGTCAGGTCAGTGTGTAGAGCCACCGTACATCCCGATTTTCTTGAGGTAGTTGGATACGTTACGTCCAGCAGCGATCTGCTCTGGCGTTTGGTTCTCTTGGGCATGAGAGATTTCTTTCGTCAATCTCATCGCAATCAATCGAGGTTGAACTTGCTCGGCATAAGCAACAGCGGCCAGCGCACTGGCGATGACTCTATCATCTTTGCCGCGTCCAGGCGCACCGATAAACCCGCCCTCACGAACGATGCCCTTCATCTCGTCTAGCAAGTCCATAGATTTAATTTCCATCAACCCACGCTCGAAATAATCCTTCATGTAGGTCAGCATCCTCTCCTTGGTCTGACTCGTAGTCAGGAACCCAATAGAGTTGGACAGACCCGACATGGTGTCGTTGCGACGCCAGATGTAGTTCTGCATAGAACCCAGCACATCCATGATGCCGTTACCGGCAGTACCTTGCGCGGCAGCAAGACGTTTGAGATTACGCATCTCGTTGATCACCGCCTGACCAGGACCGTTGACTTCCAAGTTCAGAGTTGAGTTCTTGTACGCGCCGGCAAGGTGAGCAATCACCCACGCAAACTGGTAGGTGTTCATCTCACTGGTCGCAAACTCCGCAACTTGTTCCATCCCGTTGGCATAGACCCGGAACACTTGGATGGAGAATCGGTCTGCCCAATCAGATGATCCATAAGCCGGATCAGCACCAATGACGTAGTAGGCCGTGTCAATGGGTTGCTCCCAGACCTTCAACGTCCCCAACTTCTCGGTTGACTTCAAGACATCTGTGTCTTGGAACATTGCCCCAAAAGCATAGCGGAAACATTCCGGGTGTAGTTGCCGAGATTTCTTGGCAGCGTCAGTACACCGGGAGTTTGAGAAGAAGCTCGTACCAGTCATCACGAATGCGTAGTCTTCCGTAGGAGGAAACTCCTGGTACATCAACGCATCGTCCTTGATCCCCTCGTGCAGCTTCCATCTCCACCACGCCATCTGCCTGCTGTTGATCTCCACCCCGTACAACTTCTTGATGTCCTTCACCCACTCTTTCTCTTCTCCTGTTAATTTGCCATCCCAATAAACCTTATAAACATCCGTCTCTGCTTCTACAGAATAAAGTTCATTTCTCCACCATCCACAGAATATAGCTCTCTGAGTTCTAGCCTTCTTGGCAGTCACATACATATCGTGGAACATATTAAACCCACGAGCAGTACTCTCAAATAAATACAACCTCTGAGGATTGGTCTCCGCAAGAGAAGCCAAGAGAGACGCTAGGCCCTCCTCATCTCCCCAACTGGATGTCTCAGTGCCATGCAAGTACGTTATCGCTTTACCGCGCCCCAGAGACCCCTTAGAACGCAATCCAGCCACCTGATAAAACAACCGACTGCGGTTCTTCAACGAGATGTGGTTTCTGTTGTGAGCAATAACAGGTACTTTATATTCTCTGGGTAACCCATCTATATACATAGACAGAGTACTCCTAAACATATCCCTGTTCTCTTCCGTATCAGTAGTCAATGTACCCTGTAATCCAGGATGTACAAAATGCCAGTAAAGATCTAATGCCAAAGAGATGGTAGTTATCCCTAACTGTCTACCCTTTAATATCACAAAGAAATGAATATCATCCTGTAGACCTTTAGCTATCTCATCCATAATATATGTCTGAGTACCTAATAACCTATCCATCTTCCTGAGACCATGTTCTTTAGTCTCAATCTTTAACTCACTACAGAATTTATAGAATTGCGCTAGATTAAACATTACGCTGCTTCCCAAAGCAATTTCTGTCCACGCAGAAGTTCGTCAGTATCAATCCGTGGCCTGCTCTTGCAGTTCCAGTTCCCACCCCCTCGTTCACCAACGCAAGTCCAACCAGACGCCTTCAAGCTTGCTCCACCTTCGTCTGGCAAGGTGTAGGTGATCAACCTTTTGTACCCCAAAGCCTTGGCTGCTCTCCAGGCTGCACCATACAGCATAGAACAAGCATTCTTGGTCCCATCTGTACAACAACGGTTCACTTCCAAAACCCAACCATTATCTAACATTCTAGATACTGGTCTACCAACTATTGCTACACCTACAACTCTATCTTCTTCACTTACTGCAATAGAAAACTTATGTCCAACTACAGGCTTGTGATGCCTGTGATGTATCTGTACAAAAGCATTAGCTTCCTCTAAAGATATTGGAGTGATAGATAACATAGGATGACATGGATTTTTCTTGGGGGGGAGAAGCGTTGGGTGCACGCACACACGGGGGTCATGTCCCACCTCATGGCGCCACGGGATGAGCGGATGGTAGCACGGTGTCGGGTGGTGTGCCCCATCCCATGTCGATGCAGCGTGCGAGCGTGGGCGTGGATCGGCAGCTAGTGCGAGCGTGGAACGGGAAGGTGGAAAGGGTTCGGACCCAGGTGTCCCG